CTATCTTCTGCTTGATACCGGCGTGGCATCCGATCCGTTTGTGGCAACCGTCAACGACTACATCACCACGCAGGGGCATCACGGCCATGGCGATGATATGCAGTGCTTTCCCATGCCGGAAACGCGGCATGCGCTGACCGTCACGGTGTATGTGCGAAACCTTGCCAGCGTCAGTGAGGATGCGCGCAGCAGCCTGAAAACCGGTGTGGAAAACATGATCCGCTGCGCCTTTCGTGAAAACGCCGATTTCACCGTCGAAAAAACATGGCCTTATGCGCGCTTCAGTTTCTCCAGACTGGGGCAGGAAATTCACCAGGCCTTTCCGCTGGCCGATTCGGTGGCCTTTTCACTCCCGGATATTGTCAGTGAGCTGAGTGTGCCGCGCCTGCAATCCTTAACCGTGAGTGTCACTAATGCCTGAGTTTATGAAAAAGCTGGCGGCGCTCGCGCTGCCGTTCTGGATGGATAACGGTGAACCGCAGAAGCTGCTGCGCGCCGCGCGCACATTCTGGAAAGCCGTTTATGGCTGGCTGACGTGGCCGGTGAGTCAGTTCGATCCGCTCACCTGCGCCGAGCCACTGCTTACCCTGATTGCCTATGACCGGGACATTTCCCGCTTCGATGGGGAGCCGCTGACGCTGTTCCGTAAGCGGGTGGCGTATGCCTTTATCAATGCGGCGGATGCCGGTTCCGTTGAGGGGTTTATAAGAATCTTTCAGCGACTGGGGATCGGGCTTGTTGAAGTGCTTGAACGGCAACCAGGGATTGACTGGGACATTATCACGTTACGTCTCACCGATGGCCAGATAGCCAGTAATACGCAGTTGCTTGTGCAGATAATCCAGCAGTACGGCAGAACCTGCCGCCGTTATCAGTTTGAAGTCATCACCTCCGAAAAGCTGGCCATCCGTGCTGGCTGGGATCAGGGGGAATACATTTGTTATCCGGCCAGCCTGGCCGGTTCGGTCAGCGGCGCGACGTTCAGCGCCAGCCTGTAAGGAGCAGTAAAAAATGTCACAGACAGCTATCACTACGGCATTCGAGCAATGGAAAGCCAGGCAGACCATCAGCAGTGAGCCTGTTGTGCTGGATGAATTCGTGTTCGCGAACGTACCCGGCCTCGATCCCTCGTTGCCTGTAAACCGTGCGGAGACGCTGCCGCCCGCGTCGCAGATTGTTCACCGCCAGGCCGTGTCGCGCACCGGTGTGGTCAGTGCTAATGCCGTGGCCTTTTCAGTGGTGCTGGGCGCTGATGTGGGTAATTTCACCTTCAACTGGATCGGGCTTGTTAACAAAGCCAGTGGCGTCCTTGCCATGGTGGTGCATGCCCCGGCGCAGCAGAAGCTGAAAACGGCCGCAGGGCAGCAGGGTAATGTGCTGACCCGCTCGTTTCTGATGGAGTTCACCGGCGCGCAGGCTGAGACCGGTATTAATACGCCTGCTGAAACATGGCAGATCGACTTTACCGCCCGCATGGCCGGGATGGATGAGCGCCAGCGCCTGGAAAACATTGATATCTATGGCATGGCGGCATTCTTTGGTGACGGCTATATGGTCGGACGAACCGGCACACAATACTTTGTTACCCAGGGCGCGGGATACGTGGCCGGGCTGCGCGCGCAACTGGCCGCTAATCAGAACATTGCTCTTACTGCCAAGCCCGTTAACGTCTGGCTGGATGTGTGCTGGACGGGAACCCTGACCAGTGCCTGGACGGTGCAAAGCAACATTACGGTGGCCGCAAACCTCGCTGATTACGTGCAGAACGGGGTGCAGCATTATGTCTTTGCGCTCGCGAGTATCGACGCGGGCGGCACGATCACCGACTTACGCCCTAAGGGCTCGCTGATTGCGCAGAACGCCGACAGCGCCTTAAGGCTGCATGAGCAATCCCGCAATCATCCCGATGCGACGCTGACGGAGAAAGGTTTTGTTGTGCTTTCCAGCGCCACAAACAGCACCAGTCAGGCTATGGCGGCAACGCCCGCCGCGGTGAAAGTGGCGTTTGATAACGCCGAAGCCAGCCTGAAAAAAAACCAGAACGGGGCAGATATTCCCGATAAACGGCAGTTTGCCCGCACTATTGCGGCCGCTTATGCGTCTTCCGGTGCTGTGGATATTGGTGGAGACAGTAACAGCTGGACGACAGGCGAATTTATTGCATGGCTTGAGGCGCAGGGTGCTTTTAGCCATCCATACTGGATGTGCCGGGGATCGTGGAACTACGCTACCAACAAAATCATCACCGATACCGGCTGCGGCAATATCCAGTTAGCGGGCGCGGTTGTTGAGGTCATGGGGCATCGCTATGCGATGACTATTCGTGTCACAACACCGACAACAGCTACCGGGGCAAATGCAGTTACGAAAGCTGAGTTCATCTACATCAATAATCAGGATTCCTTTGCCCCGAATTTTAATTATCAGCCTGGCTGGCGACGTAGCTTCAATACAGCGAATCCGCCTGCGCCGTCAGATGTAGGGGCTGTTGCGAAAAGCGGCGATACCATGACCGGCGGGCTGCGCATCATTGCTGATGGTGAGCCGCTGGCTGTACGAGGGGTTACGCCTGGCGAGTCCAGTTATATTATTTCGCGTGATTATGTCGGTGCAAGTCAGTGGTACATCGGTAAGGGGTCATCGTATTCAGATAACGTCAGTTTTCTGAATTACAAAGGCGGCAATAACGGTCTTATGCTCAAGGCTACTGGCGGGATTGAGATGACCACGCGGAACAGTGAGCCGGTCAGCGTCAATGCGGAAATCGTTTCGACTTATCCCAATGCCCTGCGCATGGCCTACGGGGAGTACGGTGCATTCTGGCGTCAGGATAATGTGAATACCTATTTGCTGCTGACTAACAAGGGCGATCCGTACGGTAATTACAATTCCCTGCGGCCTTTAACGATCAACAACGCCACCGGCAACATTTACATAAACCGCCTTTCGTTAAACGACTACAGCAACTTTGACGTCCGATACTCTTTTAAAAATACAGCAAGTCTTAGTGCAAATGGCTGGTTTAAGGATGCATCAACAGGACTGATCACCCAGTGGGGCAGGGTTAACAGCGGCGGGATAGGTTATATCGCAGTGGCATTCCCTATTGCATTTCCAAATGCCTGTGTGGGGATTTCCTGCACCGTAGACCGTACCGGCATTAATGCAGGGGACGGCAACTGGTCATCAGTGCGTAATGTAAGCAGGACGGGTTTTGAGGCGGGATCTGACCGTAACGGCTCTTACTGGATAGCGACGGGGTATTAACAATGTATTACTACAGTGCAAAACATAACACGTTTATTCCTGAATCCCTGAAACAGGATTACATCGATGCGGGCACCTTCTTTGAGGATGCGAAAGAGGTTGCTGATGAAGTCTGGACTGAATTTGCCGGGTGCGCCCCGCCTCAGGGCAAAATGCGCATCGCCGGTAAGAAAGGCATGCCAGCCTGGGGCGATATTCCGAAACCGGGCAAAGATGAGCTGGCTGAGCAGGCAAAAAATAAAAAACAGCAACTCCTCAGTCGCGTTAATACCGCCATTCTGCCTTTACAGGATGCCGTTGAACTGGATATCGCGACCGATGAAGAGAGGGAATCACTCCAGGTACTGAAGACTTACCGCGTATTACTTAACCGTGTGGATGTGGGCGAACCGGTCTGGCCGGAGGTGCCTGCGGATGTGGCGTAAAGCAACGCTGGCTTTTCCCGGCCAGTTTCCGGCGCTGAGCTGCTCAATTGTGGCCGCGCACCCGTGGGTGTTCGGGCTGGGGCAGCAGACGGAGAACGGGTCGTATCTGAGCCCGGCCAATGCCGTTTCGTGGCTGGCGGAAAAATTATCCGGTGTGAGCGGCGAAACAGAGGTGGTGATCATGATGGCCACCGGCGCGACGCATGATGAATTTATGGCAAGCCTCGATCCGCTAACGGCTGTTTTTCCCGCCCCGGCGTTCACACAGGTCAGCCGTCTTGCGCGCTCGGCAGCGGAGCTGGCCACCGTGAAAATGCAGAAGCCCGTCAGGGCGATGAACGGTCTGCCCGCTGCCCTGCCGCTGTCTGTTCCCACGGCCAGAACCGTCAGCAGCGCGGACGCGATTGCGCAGGCGGGTGCGGCGGGCGGTCTGAATATGACAGCGCTTAAGGCTGCGCTTACCGGCTTTAGCACCCGGCGCGCCGGTATGCTGGCCGATATTGCGACCGGCGCGGGCGGGGTGGCCGCGAAAAGCGCACGGGCGTGGGTATTTACTGCCCGTGGCAACGCGGCGGAAATCGTGCGCCAGCTGGCTGACGGAATTCCGGCGCTTTCATCCGTATACACCGCCGCGCTGATGCTCGCCGGTGCTGATTTGAGCAGTATCAGGAAGATGATCCATGACGACGACAACCACACTGGCGCTTAACGGCGAAGCCATCCCCCTGAAAGGCATCCGCGTGACGGTGAGCCAGCAGTTCCCCGACAAAGACCAGTCCGGGCAGACCAGTGCGACCAGCAAATCGGAGCAGGGCGCAAAGGGGAAAGAGCTGCGCATTAACGGTGAAATTGCCTTTAAAGATGTGGCCGTGCTGACCCGGCTTTTCCAGCTGGCCAACGCCACCGATTCCGGCGGAAAACGCATGGTGTATCGTGTGGCCAACAGCGTTGCGCGGGCGGTTAATCTGCGTGAAGCCTCATTCAGCGGCACGATTGATGCTCCGCAGCAGGACGGCCGTATGTCCTGGGCGATCACGTTTACCCTGAGTGAGCATATCAGCGTGGCGGAGAAAAAAGAGGCCGCGGTAAACAGTCGCAAAACCAGTAAGGCGCAGAAGCCCGGCGCAGCTGGCGGGGCGGCAGAGGCCGGAGAGGATGCAGAACAAATGACGTGGTTTGAGCGCAAGGTGCTGAAACCGGTGAATGATGCGCTGGGGTGAGTATGAAACCTGTAAAACGTCTTTATCTGTCCGGTGACGAAGTGCATGCCGCTGATGTGAATATCGTGCTGGAGCTGAGCAGCTGCGGGCGGGGGTTTATCACCGCCGCAACGGAGCAGGATTACACCGGCAAAATGGTGCGTCTTGATATTGGCTACGGCGAGTCGCTGTTTCGCTGGTTTACCGGCTATGTTGAGCGCTCGCAGCCTGCGGAAAAGGGCTTTTCACGCCTGTTTGTGCGCGAGCTGTCCGGGGTGTTTGAAAAGCTGTGGCCGTGCTCTTTTCAGCACCCCACGCTGCGCGATATCACCGCCTGGCTGACGGAAAACAGCGGCCTGACGGTGGCCGTGCCGGATGCCGGTTACAGTGACAAGCCCGTGCCCCATTTCACGCATTCCGGCACCGGGTTTCAGCTGCTGAATAATCTGGGCAAAGCCTTTGGCGTGGCGGATTATCTCTGGTATCAGCTGCCTGATGGCTCCCTTTACACCGGCGGGGCGGAAAAGTCCCTCTTTGCCGCGCGCCCGGTAGATATCCCGCATGAATTCAGCCAGGCCGCGGCGGGAGGCAACAGCATGACGCTCCCGATGATCCAGACAATGCGCCCCGGTGTTGAGATGAACGGCGAGCGGGTGACGAAAGTCAGTCTCACCGGCGACACGATGGTTATCACCTGGACGCCGCGCGACAAAGCCACCGGCGCGCCCCTGCAAAAAACACCGGCACAGCGGCAGATCGAAAGCCATTTCCCGGAGCTGGCCAGCGGTATGCACCTGCCAAAGTTTGCGCGGGTGATGGCCGCGAGTGAACCGGCCAGCAGTGGGAATTTTGCCGATCCGTTCCGGCCACGTTATGCCGTCGATGTGCAGCTGCTTGACGCAGACGGCAAGCCCGACAGCGGTACGCCTGTTTATTCTGCCGTGCCGCTGCCCGTGCCAATGGCCGGGAATGATTCGGGCATGTTCCAGTTTCCGCCCGAAGGGACGCTGGTTGAGGTGGCCTTCACCGGCGGCAGGCCGGATAAGCCCTTTGTGCGCCAGACCGTGCCGGAGGGCACAAGCCTGCCGGATGTGAAGCCCAGCGAACAGCTGCAACAGCAGCGCGCCGAGGTATCGCAGCGGGTGACGCAGGGCGGTGACTGGGAGCGACAGACGGATCAGTCAATCCGCGAAACATCCATGTCACGACACGTTCAGGCCGATACTGAAACCCGGGAAATGGTGACGCGTGAAACCACCATTAAAGCCACGGACAAAACCACTGTGCTGGGAACAGCCACCCTGATGGCCGGGCATATCCAGCATGTGACCAGTGGCGATTATGCGATGGCCACCGGCGGGAAATTCGTCGCGAGTGTGACGGGCGATGCCGAAACGGAGATCGCCGGGAAACAGTCAACAAAAGTGACCGGCGGTATCAGCATTGAAACCAGCGGCGCACTGACTGAAAAGATTGCCGCGCTGCGCAAATCCGTGGCCGCTGGCGGTCAGCAGCTGATGGGGACAACCGTGCATATCGGCAGCGAAAGCATTAATGCGCTGGCCATGATGCTGGACACCATCGATTTGCTGGCAGAGCTGGCGCAGCAGTGTGCCAGCCACACCCACCCCGGCACCGGTGCGCCGGCCAGTGCGAGCGCCTTTACGCAAGTGGCCGCCAGAGCGGGGCAGACCCGCAGCAAATACCAGAAGATAATCGCCTGATCTCAGCCCGCACAATGCGGACTTTTTTATATATTGAGGTGATAAAGTTTCCCCAAGGCGGACGTTATAATTTCGTTGATTGGTTAACTTTTGTGCACATCCGTGTGACCCAATGAGACATGGTAAAATCTGATTTTCACAAACTGAGGAAATCACAATGGTAAGCCGCTCCCTTAATCCCTTTTCCGACGTTACGGATCAGATTGAACGTGACGCAATTGTCAAAATACTCTCTTTGCTTCACATAAAGGATCAACAGCGTGAGGATTTATTGCATGCCATTGATGGTGGAAGCTCTTCAGAGTATCTGCTGCATAAGATGCAAATGTTTGGTTTGGTTCAGTCGGACTCAGAAGATGGGTATTTGACTATTTCTGAGCGAGGCGAATTTGCTTTTGATGACATGCAATGATCTATTCGTAAGCCCGCTATACTGCGGGCTTTTTTATACCCTCTCGCCAGAAGCCACACAACGCACTGTGGGCGCATGGCGCATCATCCTGCCACCATGCAACCCCTCAAAATGATCACACCTGCACCGTTACGCTGGCGCAGCCGCACGCTGACAAAATAAATGTGTCGCAGACAAAAACGGCACTACACCGCACCCGCCTGCGGTTTTTGGATCAATAAAATTTTTCAGTTTTTATTTTCTACAAAACATACCCCTAGCCTACGCCACTGCCGGGTGCTGGCGTAAAAAACGGGACTGAAAAAAAAGAAAAGAATTTCAGTTTTTTTCATTTTCATGGATCTGCGGAGGATTCAATGAAAATCATAAATATCAGATAAGTAAAGGTAATTTTAATTTTATGTGATAAGCGAGGATCGTTTTTCTTTCTTGGTGAATCCCAGCATTGCAAAGCTGACACTAGAGCTGGCGCGGCAGAGAGGCAAACACAACCCCCAGGCAAACTGAAAAAAGTGGCGCACTATAATACTGGTTTTAAATACAGTGCTTGTTTTGGGAGAGGGCAAATCAGTGCGTAAAGTTTCTATCAACTGTGCGGTTTTTATCTTCATGACCAGAGGTAAAAACTTGAGGATTCTGACTGGCTGCTCTCCAACTTACAGCCGGAAAGTAAATATGTTTTATGGCCGCGCGGGGAAGGATGGGACGTGCGTTATTTGGTATTTAGTGTTGAGGGGGAAATGGCTATCGATAACGAAAACGCTGTTTGCCGATTAGGCGGAAGCATGGTAAGCAGCATATGAGCACTGGATGAATCGAAGTAAAAAGACCGCACCGCCGAATAATAATGACGATTACCAATCAGAGTTTCCCTTAAATCGCCTTTAGGTCAGCAATTTCTTTTGACTTGGGATCCATAGTGCATACATATGCCATGATGACCAATCCGTTCAAGCTATTGGTCGATTTCATAGAGATAAAATTCTTAATGTGGTCGATGAAAATCATCAAAAGACAAGGATGATTAGTAAGTAACACATCCTTGTCTTATTATTATTTAGCTAAAATTTGCGCGTATTTTTTGAATGATTCTGTCAAGAATATTATTATGGCAGTAATCGATTTTGATATCTCTTCCTCTTTAATATCCGAGTCTTTGAAGTTCTGATGAGTCAAAGAATGCCTTAAGAATGCTAGCTTTTCGAGTCCATCTGATTTTAATTGGTCGATTTTTTTTGTTCTGTCATCTTCCGGAATAATATCTAGACCTGATGTGTCAATTCCTAGATACGAGCAAAAGTGATGACTTGCATATTCCTTGGCTGCTCTTAAACCATAGTTATGATTAACATTCCAGTTTAGTTCATTCCTGCAATGCTCTAAAAGTTGTATAGGAGAACCTGAGAAATTTATGCGCTCGGAAAAATTGAAAACATTTTTCAATGGAAAGAAAAACTCAAGCATTTTATAAAGACATAAAAACATACTATCTTGTTTTTTTGCTCGAATGGCCCTTATTAATTCGAAGTAAAGCCAGTCATGATATTCTTCCGGTAAAGATAACGCTAGCTCTAAAATTTTATCATGTATCGCTTCATGCTTTTTATCAAGTAGTTCGACATGTAATAGGACTCTTATTATTTTTAGCTCGGGTTTTTCGTTGGTATATTTTTTTTCAAGGCTGAGGGCCAGCAGTTTTGGGAGGAATTGACGTAATTCTTCTTCAAAAACATATTCGCCAGTTAAAATTAAACTCAACTGCCCTGATGGCTGTATGTTAAACTCCGTATAGAAAACTAAATGTGATAAAAAGTGACAGTCATCCTCTACAACACCAGTATACATATGGGTTAGATTTTTATATTCAAAGCCTTTACTCCAATAAATAAAAAATTCTTTCCCATTTGAAAATAATTGTAGAATATAATAATCATCTTTTTGAAGTGCAATTCCCCACTGACAATTTTGAAAAAAATCGCGACCTTCATTGGCTAACGGCCTAAAAGTAGCTTGATCATCAGGGTCGCAGGGGACAACTATAACTCTTTCGACTGCATTAACACCTGAGTTAGAATTAAACCATCTTGTAAACTGGTTTGTCATGTAATTCATCGGGTTCTTAGTCAGGCGACCAAGATCAGTCATTTCAGCCATATCAAATCACTCGCCAACATGGATACATGCTATTGTTTTCGATAACAGCTTCAACATGCTTAAACAAGGTCGTAAAAGCTTTGAGATAATAACTTCGTTCTAATTCCCCAATCCGGCTAGTTCTAGTTCTTGTCGAAAGAACTTCATTTAGCGTTTGTATGTCTACAAATTCATTTAATTGAATGCTATCTAAACTATCCATATATTTAATAAGTTTATCCATTCTGGATTTCAAATCTTCCATCTTATTTTTAGCATCATTTAAATCATAATCAAAGCCTGAATAACCAAGAGTGTATTCGGCTACAGCTACAATAAAACCGATAGAGCCAGGTGCCGATGTGAATATATCTCTTCCTGATTTAATTCTAGGTTCCTCCTCAGCGTCAACATCTGTCCTAGATACTTTGTCAAATTTCTCGTCTAAATTCACCAATAACCTTATGGCATCTAAGAAAAGTGGAAAATAATCAGCATCTGAAGCAGCATCGGTAATATCAATTTTTGAAAACTCCTCTGCCATTTTATCTTTAATATCAACATCTATCGAACGAGATGTAAAAGCTAAAAATAATTCGACTACCCGTGAGCTTTTATAGGTGCCAGCTTGAGTTCTCCTCGATGTATCCCCAACTGTTATTATTCTAATGCTTCCCACGCTTTCATTAACTTTTGTTATCAATTGCTTATATAATACATCTAATTGCCTTTTTAGATCCCAAGGTACCTGTCCTGTATTAAGTACAAGCATTCTATAAATCAGAGTGTCAACCTTTTCTGAGATCCATATTTCAACTCTAACTAAACTATCTTGCGTGTTAGCTTCTTTGAGTGCAGTTGTCCTTTGCATTCCATCAATTATACTAACTTCAAGTTTTTTATTTTTTATCTCACTTATCAGTTCGTTAGAATTATCAATTTTGATCAAAAGATCATAATCACTTCTGGTACATACGACACCAATAACAACGGGAGGAATAACAGCACCATCCTTAATATCTCTTACTAATCTATTCCTTATTTTAAGACCAGTCTTTGATTTAATCGCTGGTCGCTGTCCATCTAAACCACCATCATTAGCATAGGATGCCTCGACTAACTCTAAATAATCTTTTGCTGAAACTGTAGCCATGATGGACCAGCAAGAACTTCTTGCGTCACGTAGCTTAATTACTGGGCTATCTTGCATAAATACTCTCTACCGTTTGTTGAGTTAATAAAAAAAAGTTATGCTAACTTAACGAAATTATGAAATTTGGATGAAACATAACAGTAAAAACTGCTTTTGGTCATAAGGGGCCGAATCCGTCCTCTACGTTAAGCAACCTCTTAATGATAATCGAGATCCGCTCTTTCACCGATAAATTGGTCTGATAAAAAGCATAGTGAATGGGGAACGCTGGAATCTTCTGCCGCCATTTTGTCGCCATTGAAAGCAATGGATTCAACTAACTCTCGGATTCATAAGGGATAAAATAGCAGACAACAAAAAAACCATTTACGATGAAGTAGATGGGGCTAGCGTGAAGAGTTAGAAGTCTTCGATGTTTCCTGGCTTCACATAAGGCCGACTTCCTGCGATCTCTTCGACATATGTAAAGAGTGCATCCTCTGCCCCGCCTCTTTCTCTAGACGTGTCTTCATTTACGAAAAGTTTTCTCTTATGCATTTGCGAAATTGCTTCGTCAACGAGTGAGTAGAGGTCTTGGCCTGAGCGGTGCAGTTCTGTTAGCAAAGCTTTTAGTGCCAGTTCTGTTTGATATTTTGTAGCCATCTGCATTTAATCCTTTAAGTGTGTGGACGTAAAGTGGACATGGACAACAAAAAGGGGCTACGTTTTCACGTAACCCCTTGTTTTATTTGGTGGAGCTGGCGGGAGTTGAACCCGCGTCCGAAATTCCTACATCCTCGGTACTACATGCTTAGTCCGTCTTTACATTCGCCGGCCAGCTGCGGAAGGACACGCCACTGACAGACTAGCCTGATTAGTTTTAGCACTTCAACCCCAGGCAGGGCATCCGCGCGATCTCTTTTGGGTTTGACCTCTCTTGATCCCCGTCCTAAGAGCGGAGGC